TCACCAATGACAGAAAAGGCCTGAAAACCAGTCGCGGCACCAGCAAGCGTTAACGTGCCAGTGCCGGTCGTGGTCGTCGTTTCCTTGACCCGATCCTTGACGACAATAGCCATTTAGGCAATCCGAATGATTGCACCAGTGGCCGTTGCGGCAGGGAAAACAATGGTAAAGGTGCCTGACGTCGAGCTCTTGTCAGCGCCGAAGTCAAGAACAGCAATGGTGGGATCTCCAGTAGCCGTGTCGTTGTAAATCAATGCGCCACGAGCCGTAATCGTCGCCGTTGTGAACGACAGATCACCAAAGTCTGTGAGTGCCGTTGTTCCCGAAGAAACAGGCGTTACGTTGGTCAACGCACCACCGCCAGCAACATAGGACCCCGAAGCAGCGACTTCGTTAGTCGTTGTGTAGGCCGTGGTAGCAGCCGTAAACGAAGCGTTGTTGTCGTAAAGCGCAAGCTTGAACGTGTTACCGCCCGTCGAAAAGTTGTGAACGCCCTTGAGTAGTTCTACCTTAAAGGACGTGCACATAAAGTTACCGGTGAAAGCCATCTTAGGTTCTCCTTAAAAGAGAGGCAGCGTCGGTATGGCCGCCTTTTAAACAAAGTTGAATGCAAGTAGCCCTTTCAGCACCTGCTGCTTTTTTCAAATACTCGTGAACAGTTTTTTCAATACTGTTCCGAAATAACCTTGCCTGTTCCCGAATCTCGGGCGGCGCAGAATCAGCAACGCTAAGCATCCTCTGGACGCATAGGTCGGTAAGGTCTTCTACTGACAACCCACCGAAATCACTTGTTTTAACCATGGGGCTTAAAATTGCCCCGACTTTTGCGTCAAACATTTAAGACCTCACTGCTTCTGGGGGAGATAACTCCTTGATTCCTATTTTATCTTTTACCTCGGAAAAAGGATACTTTTTAAAGACACCGTCCTGCATGCTAAACACAGGGGGATCGCTAAGGCGATGATACCCGTAGAGCTTCTCGTGGGGTGGTAGGTTCGTGTCCAAAAGGGACGATGTCTGTGCTACGCCGACCAAAATACCCCGTTCAGTGGCCTTGGATAGCAGGAACTCACAACAAGCCCTTCCTGCCTCAGCGTAATGGAGATTTCCTTTGTAGGAGAAATCCACGCCATAGACCATGATTTGCTTAACTTTTGCTGCAATCGCAAAAGCAATGGCAAAAGCCACCGTATTGTTTAGGTACCAGGTCCCAACAGAATTAACCACCTCTTCCAGGGGATATTCGACCAGGCCTGGGCAGCGAGCATCGAGCTCACATGTGTAAATTGGACCCGTGTGCTGGCTCAAAACAGACCGCATAATGCCTGTCTGCGTTCCTGCGTCTTCTGAATCCAAGAACCGACTGGCCGGATCCATCATGAAAACACGGTCGTGGAAGATCACGCCGGCCATGGCATTGATTGCCCAGACCTCGTCAATCGGTTGAGAATGCGTTTTTGCCATGACAAACTGATCATGGCTTTTACCCATCGCGACGATGGCTACTGTTTTTTCGCTTAAGTCGGGTACTTTTGTCATCTAGATTCGTTAGGACTAATTGGGTTAGAAGCGAGAAGCTCGGTACGAATAAGACCGTCCCTGTACTCATCACGCCTACGTCGGCCTTGCTGTTCAATACCCAAACCAGTAAGCGCCTCTTTGTAGGAGTTTTGGAAGTACGCAAGCATCTCTAAAGGACCTTTAGTATAGCTGTATGCCTGAACCAAGCAGCCGTACAACAGCACCTCAGGGGCGTTCGAGCTGAGCCACGTCGTTTGATTCGCCGAACTCAAACCCGCTGGCTTACGAATATACCCTAATTCCACTGTTAAAGCCGCGCTTGGCGTAGGAGCTAACCTGAAAGTGTCCTGGTTCCAAACCGCATAGTACTTGGGGGTGCCTGTTGTGGCACTGTTTTCCCAATATTCCTTAACGAACGAAACATCCCTAAAATTTAAAAAGAACTCGTTTCCAGAAGCGTCTCGGACGAGCATGTAACGATGCGTCAGGATGTCAGAAGGCATCGTTAGAAAAGAATCGCCCGATGTCAGCTCCGTTGTGGAGCTCTGACGGAAGATCTCAAGGTCAATGTCCCTTAAGATCTTGTTCTCAGTAAGCAGAATAAACGTATCAATAACAGAATCGGAAAGGACGTTAGCAGACGTCTCCATGTAATTCCGAATGTTTGTGACCAACTGATCGTATGTCATGACGTCGTCACCGTAACCTTTCCTACTTCAGCAGAAGCAACAATTATCTCAGCAACGGGAGCGGGCTGCATCCCAACAGAGGTGAATAGGGTGTCCCCGGGGATGTCAACATAGACCTGCATAGGCTCAACACGGTCGGGGCGTGGCTCCATAAGGGCAACGGCATCGCCCTTATACCGTAAGGGCTCTAGTTGAGGCTCCTTCGGCTCGTAATCTTCAGAACAAACCTTGAAACCTTTCCAGTTTTTCCTAAGATCCTGGAGTAGATAGCGCTGCCCACAGTAATCACAGAGGCCATAAGCGAATTTGCCGCTGGCGTAGGCCATATTACGCTCCTACATCAGGCAGGAAGAAGGTGCTAGCAGTGTCCCTGTCTTCTGAAGCAGCCCTGAAGAACTCTTCTTCGTACATGGCCTTCAAAACCGCAGTTTTTTCTGGAGCAAATTTAACCGAAAGGTGGAAAGCCAACCCCGATATAAGGCAAGGCAGAAACCGGAAGTTGACATCTGCTTCGTTTGTGTAATCACCTGCGTCATCCATACGCGTGATGCGGTAATGAATGAACTGATAATTAGCGTTTGGGCAGGGATAAAAATAAACGCGAGGCGTATTTGTTCGTTCAACATAAAACTGGGAAGGCCTCGCCGTTTCTGTAGTCTTGTTTGGCGTATTGAGGTAGTCGGCACGACTGATACGCTCTAGAGAGATATCAATGGAAGGGCTTTGCGTCGTGTCTCGAATCACCGCCTCAAGAACATTAACCACATTGGTAGGCAAATCAACGTATTCTGTGCCAGAAGTCAGCGTGGTTGAGAAACGCTCAATGGTCCAAAGGTTTAAGCCCCGGTTGGCCCACTCCAAAAACAACAGATTCAGAGATCTACGCGCCGAAGAAAGCTGATACCCCGTTGTGACACGCATGCCACAGCGTTCAAACGCCTCCTCGACGATGTCGTCGATATCTAGGTTAAATGAAGTGGTGCCAGAAGTTGCCATTTAGCACATTCCGCCTTTTTTCATCTTCTTAGCCATGCCACCGCCCATCATTTTCTCGGCCATGCCACCTTTATTCATCATCACGGGGCCTGTTTTCTTGCTGGTTTTAGAAACCATCTTGTTTTTTGGTCCAGAACCAACAGCGCCACCGCCCTTAACTGCACATCCCATTCCACGTCCAGCCATGATTAACTCCTTTTCTTGGATTTTTTGGCCGTTTTGGCCGATTCTTTAAAAGCTTTTGCTGTAGGAGCACCTTTTGCGCCTACTTTACGCATCTTTTCGCCAGATCCAGCCGCAATACGCTTGCGTTTTGCGTTTATATTGGCATAAAGGCCAGGTTTACTAGCCATTTTTGTTCTCCGAAATCATTCTGTCGATCTTATACTCTAACCGATCAAACCGATCAATGATTTGTTGCATGTCTTGCCTAAACTCAGCTCGTGTTATGTGATCACGAGCCATCTCTTCGCGTGTTCGATTAAGCAAAATACTCAATCGATTCAGCTCGTCAAATTTTCCCTTAAGTAGGAAAACCATCACGGCCACCACAAAACTCAGTCCGGCATTCCACAGCATCATTTCCATGATCTAGCACTTCCACCTTTTTCTCGCTTGACGAAGACGGCTGTTTGGATCCTTGGCAGCCTCAGGAAACTTTTTCATTTGGCCTGCAGAGCGCGCACAAAAAGATTTACGTCGCGCAGCTCGCGCTGGCGACGGATCATCTTCGGTAACAGCGGTTTTCAGCTTAGAGCCTGGGTTGGCCTTACGGTAGGCTTTAACACCTTTTTCCGTCATGCCTGCACCCTTCTTGGTGGGTCGGAAATTACCCGACTTCACCGAGGTTTTGATGCCCATGCCCTTGCTGGAAGCCATTACGCAGCCACACCACCACAGAAGATTAGCGTAACGCTGGTTACGTTAGCATCCGTTTTGTCAAAATACACCCCAGAATCAAACAGGACACCATTATCAGGGAAGATAATGTCG